AGCTATGATCCTAGATAGCGGCATTTTAGGTACTAACGTACTGGCAGACTCCGAAGCTCTTATCGTTGATGTATCTAACGTAGTCGATAGCGTTACAACTATGCGAGGCCGTAACCTACAGGCGGACGTATTCCAAACAGGTACGCTAACTTTACGTATCGTGGACCAAAACGGCGATTTTAACCCTCAAAACCCTAATAGCCCTTATTTTGGTTTACTTACTCCTATGCGTAAAGTAGCTATTACCGCTACGTATAACGGTACTGAGTGGCCTATGTTTAGCGGCTTTATTACTAGCTATACAACTACAACGCCTAAGATGGCTACGGATGTCGTATACACGACTATCACCGCCGTAGATGGCTTTAGACTTTTCCAAAATAGTCAAATTACAAACGTAACCCTAGCCTCAGCCGGTGACTTACCCGGCGAGCGCGTAAACGCTATCCTCGATGAGATCGCTTGGCCTCCATCTCAGCGCGAAATTGAGTACGGCGATACGATCTTTCAGGCGGACCCGGGTACCTTACGTACCGCTCTAGCCGCTTTACAGACCGCATCTATCTCTGAGTACGGCGCTATTTATATGGATGCTAGAGGATCGGTAAATCTTAAAGATCGCGCTTTTTGTATCGACTCTCAAGCTATACCGCCCGTCGTATTTAATGATGACGGTACAGAGATTACTTACTTTAACGCCGTATGGCGCTTAGACGATACTCAGGTTTACAACTCGGCCTCTATCACAAAGATCGGCGGCACGGCTCAAATAGCCGAGGATCAAGCCTCTATCGATGAGTACTTTGTGCACTCATACACTCAGCAGAATTTAGTAATGGATACTAATCAAGCTGCGCTCGATTACGCTCGAGCTTATGTAGCAAGCCGCAAAGCTACTCGTACCCGCTGCGATGCTATCGAGTTAGACCTTTATACAGAAAACTATAACGATGGCATTATCGCAGCGCTTGATCTAGATTTTTTTGATCCGGTAGAGGTTACGACTAATCAGCCTGGTAATTCGACGTTACAACAGACTCTACAAGTGTTTGGCGTAATGCACCGCGTTAGCCCTAATAGCTGGAAAACGACATTTACAACACAAGAGCCGATTATCGACGGCTTTATATTAAACTCAACACTATACGGAGTGCTCGATACCTCCGTATTATCATACTAAGGAGCAGGTTATGGCAGCTGGACAAGGTTTTAAGACCTTTGTAACGGGTGAGGTTTTAACCGCCGGTGACGTAAACGGCTACCTCATGCAGGGTATTAACGTATTCGCAACTACAACGGCCCGAGATGCGGCTATTACCGCGCCGGCTGAGGGTCAGTTTGCTTTTACAAAAGATACTAATGGGCTTTGGTATTACGACGGCGCAGCTTGGGTAGCTTCAGGAGCTACCGGTGACATCGAGGGAGTGACGGCCGGCGTAGGAATTAGCGGCGGCGGTACGAGCGGTACGGTAACAATTACTAACTCAATGGCCACAGCTATCGATGCTAAAGGCGACCTAGTAGCGGGTACAGGTGCGGATACTTTTAGCCGTATCGCCGTAGGAGCTAATAACACGGTACTTACCGCAGACTCATCTACGGCTACGGGTCTTAAATGGGCTACGGCTAGCTCTGATCTAACATGGTCGTTAAAAAGCACTACGGCCTTAACAGGTGCATCTACTATTACAGTATCAAGCCTTAGCTCTAAAGCGTACATGATTTTGGCTAATCCTACGGGCCCAGCTAGCTCAGCTTTTACAATGCGTTTTAACGGTGATACAGGTGCTAATTACGGAAACATTGGGATGCAAATCTTTGGAGATAGTAGTTACGCTACTGGCGTTTTTAGTGGTGGCGGTAACAATACTGGCCAAACCTCAATATCGATTGCCACAAAATCAAGCGATGCTAACGCTTTTGTAGCTGGTGGTTTAACTATCTGGTCTGCAAATACGACTGGTATCAAACCTTTCGATTGTGTTTTTTCTTGTAATGCCCAAGGTGCAGCAGGAGCAACTAATCGAATATCCCAAGGTGCTTATTCAGGATCTTCAGCAATTACATCGGTAAGTATTATAAGCTCAGCAGGTAATTTTACATCGGGTAACATTTATGTATATGGAGCAGACTAATGACATACTCAGAAAAAATAATTAACGCTGAAACAGGCGAGGAAACTTTTAGAGAATATACGGCTGAGGAAATTGCTGAGGTAGAAAAATCTAAAGCACAAGCTATTATAGATAATGAAAAGTTTTTAGCCGAGCAAGCTACAAAAAATGCAACTCGACAGGCCGTACTCGACAAACTCGGGCTATCTGCCGATGAGATCGCTGCACTATTGGGATGAGTCTTAAAAGCTATAACGGTTATCCGGCCTCTAAAGATCCAAACGAGATCGGTATAAAGTCGTATTCAGTAGACGGTACGGCTTCAAGGCTAAGGTGTGCTAGTAGCGTGGGCCCGCTATTAGCCGCCTTTGCCGCCGAGTTTCATAAACTAATTGAGCCGATCGATGGCGGTACGTTAGACGATTGGGGCTACGCTTTTAGGATGGTGCGCGGATCTACTGATCGCCTATCGTGTCACTCATCCGGTACGGCTATCGATCTAAACGCGACTAAGCATCCTCTAGGCAAGTACGACACTTTCCCGGCTGAAAAGGTACCTATGATCCGAGCCCTTGCTAAAAAGTACGGCCTCAAGTGGGGCGGCGATTTTAAGAGCCGTCCGGACGATATGCACTTTGAGGTAAATGTAACTCCGGCTAAAGCAAAAGAATTAATTACAAAGTTAGGATTAGACGATGCCAACTAGCAGACAAGTAACAGTAACAACGTCGGCAACTATTTTAGTGCCCGAAAGTATCGGAGATCAGACGGCATTAATACACGCAACTAATGACGATTTATATATAGGAGGGGCTGATCTGACTACCGCTAATGGTTATCTTGTCGATCACAAAGATAAGGTAACTGTACCCGTCGGAGATCATCAAGCTTTATATGGTGTCGTAGCAAGCGGTACTACAACCGTATCGGTGTATTATCAAGTCAATTAAAGGGCATTACAGGAGAACACAATGAATAAAAAGCAATTAGAGGCAGCTGCTAAATCTTATGCACGTGCCGCGCTCGCATCTGTAGCAGCTTTATACATGTCTGGTATTACTGATCCAAAAGTATTAGCTAACGCCTTTATTGCCGGCCTCGTAGGTCCGCTACTTAAAGCGGTACAACCTAGCGAGAAGCAATACGGCATAGGCTCTAAATGATCCGGGCCCTGATAGGGGCGATAGTGGGGACTATCCTCCTATCGGGGTGCGGTTACGATGGATGGGTAAGATATGAGTGCCAAGAATACGAAAACTGGACAAAGCTTGAGTGCACTCCGCCTCAATGCGAGGTTACGGGAGTCTGTACTAAGGACCTTATTACTGTCGATGAATAACCATAATAAGCGGCTTACGCCTGAGGACATCCACGCGCGATTAATCTTTTTAATTGGCGCGGTTTTAGCTTTAACCTTTTTTGTAATTACAGGCGGAGCCGTATACGCGCTCGTTTTTGTTACTCAGCCTGTAGGAGCTCAAGCCCCTAACGATCGCGACTTTATACAACTGTTACAAACCTTGGCCATTTTTTTAACCGGTGCACTCGGCGGCGTATTAGCCGGTAATGGCTTAAAGTCTAAACCTAAAGAGCAGCCTAAAAGCGACACGCCAAGAGACACTACGCTTTGATTTGTGACAAAAAGCCCTCATACTGATACTACAAACGCTGAGAGGGCTACTCGGTTAGTAGCTTAATCGGCCTTAACAAAGGGCTAAGTAATGAATAGTTTAGATATATTGATCGGTTTGGCAGCCTGCGGTATGGGCTTTATGTTTATGGTAATTGGTTACTCGATTGGCTTTAAGCACGGACACGGCGAGGGCTTTGTACGTGGCCGCGCTATCGCTCAAGCTCTGAAAGATAAGGAGCTAATCTAATGGGATTTTTAGATAACTACGAGGATGTAAACGCACGTATTAAGCGCTTTAGATCAGAGTTTAAGAGCGGTAGATTAGTCGCATATATTGAGAGCTTTGATATTGAGAAAGGCACGATCCTCGTAAGAGCTGAGGCGTACCGCGAGTATGAGGATACGGTGCCTAGCGCCGTCGATTACGCTTTTGGTAACGTGGCAACCTATCCGCAAAATATGCGTAAGTGGATGGTAGAGGACACAATTACCTCAGCTTACGGGCGCTGCATAGGACTATTGACTCCAAGCCTCGAGCACTCATCGAGGCCTACGGTGCAAGATATGGAAAAGGTAGAGACTTTACCTGCAAGCGCTGATCCATGGAGTACAAAGGCATCTATCGAAGATATGGCTACGATGGCGAGTGCCGTGCTAGAGATCGGTAAAGAGCTAGGCGGCGAGTTAGTACCTGCCGCTCCAAGATGTCCTCATGGCACGATGATATGGGCTGAGGGTACGGCCAAGGCAACCGGTAAGCCGTGGGCCGCATACAAGTGCACCGAGAAAAACCGGGCTAATCAATGTAACCCATATTGGCAAGTGCTCGGCTCAGATGGCAAGTGGAAGCCGCAGGTATAGAGATGGGCGAACTAACTTTTATTAAAGGCGGACTAGCTACAACTATCCACGATGACGGATCGACAAGTACTACGCCGGTAGATAAGTGCGACTATTGCGGCGAGTGGGTTAGTCAATTAGGCGGCCTTACTATTCGAGATGTAGGGCTTGAGGTCGTTACGTGGTTGTGTGCAGAGTGTCGCGCGTAGCTAAAGTCATACTCGATAGATCGCAGGAGATTACGGCGCACCGTATGGGCCTCGAGCGGGCTATCCACTTTAAGGCCGATCCAAACGATCCGGATCAGTTTGGGCAGAGCTTTAGCAATTATCACGAGTTTATATGGCAAAAGTCGGAGGCGTGTGGAGCTGAAACGGCCGTAGCTAACTATTTTGGCGATAATGCTTTTGTACCTAAACCTACGAACGTGCACGAGGAGGCAGACGTAGGCCAAAATGTAGAGGTCAAATGGACCAAACACGCTAACGGGCATTTAATTATCCAAAATAAAGCTAATCCAAGGCCTAACGATGTAGCTATATTGGTTACGGGATGGAGCCCGGTTTACGTGCTATTGGGATGGATGCCGGTGCATATGGCTATGGTGCCTAAGTACAAGCATCCTTACCAAAATAACTATTGGGTACCTCGATCTAATCTATTTGAGATGCAATATCTAAAGAGGTCAAACTATGGCGTATAAAACTAAGTGCCGGCTATGCGGCAAGATCACCGATCATATAGAGCGAGTAATCACCGATAACCTGCCGCCTTACGTTAAATCGCTCCAATGCGTTAAATGCGGGGTAATGGGTATAGTCATGATGGAGGACGTTAAAGATGCGTAAGTATGAGCTCGAGGTAATTATTAAAACTTTTGACGATGTAGCGGCAGCTTTAGTATTAATTCAAGATGCTCTTATCGGCCTAAATCAGCGTATAACGGAGCTAGAAAATGAGGAATAGTTATCCACATAAGTTATACACAGGTGTTAATAGCCTGTGGGACACGCTCAAGATCACGCTCAAGATTGACACGTATTTGACTAAGCGATTACGCTCCATGCTAGCTGGCGAGCCGCTACCGCGGATAGCTCGCGGGCTATGCTTGGTGCTATTGGCCGGGCTATTTGTATTTAGCAATACAACGTATGCAAGTGCGGTAAGTACACAAAGAGATAAAGAAAACTACAAACTCTACGCACATATAAAGCTATTAAATGCTAAGCAATATAGATGTTTAGAGATCTTATGGAATAAAGAAAGTAGATGGGATCCTCGAGCAGATAATCCTAAAAGCTCTGCATATGGAATACCTCAGCTACTTAAACTTAAAGTACATGATCCCTTTTTGCAGATTGATCTAGGACTTAAGTACATCGCACATAAACACCGCACTCCATGTAGAGCGTTAGAGTTTCATAACAAAAGGGGCTGGTATTGATGGTGCACGGTAGACATGATCCAAGGCTAAGCCGTAAGTACAAAGCACAAAGGCTCATAGTCCTAGCAAGAGATGGATATACCTGTACATATTGTGGCCAAGATGCCATGACTGTAGATCACATAGTGGCTATCAAAAATGGAGGCGATCCTATTAGCCTTGAGAATATGGTGGCCTGTTGTAAGCGCTGCAATAGCTCTAAGGGATCACGCTCACAAGGCGTTTTTTTAGCACGGACGGCTAC